GGATTTTTGAAGAACTTACCGCCGTTACATTCGATTTCAATAACACGATTGACAGCACCGCCGCCCGACGACATTGATGTTATCGGACGTTCACCTGTGGTTATAATACAATTTCGCCACGTCTTAATATTTTGTATACCACCGTCTTTTTTACCGCGTAAACGTCCTGTACCCTCGCACAGGCGATATATTATATCATCAAAATCAGAACGTTTATTCAGTATCTGCAATTCGTCCATACATAACGGCAGTGAGTTCAAACACGCCGCATATAATTCATTACCTACATCAGTAGAATTGAATGTATAGGCATATTTACCAATAACCGGCTCAGCCCATACAGACACTGCCGCAAGTAGCGCAACC